ACCGATGTACGCAATCTTTCTTGTGAGCTGCTGGTCCTCTCTCCTATTCAAGGTAGAGTACAGATCATTCATTTTTTCAGCGGGAACTGTCAGGTCAATATCTCCGACAGTCGGCTTGTATTGTATAAATTCATCGTCCGAAAGAGTCTCGGGCGGCGCGAAAAGATGAGCGGATGAGCCGTTAAACGCGAATCCAGCTCCTAGAATATCGTCACGTTGACCTGGGTCCCATATCGTAGACCCGTGGTCTTTTTTGAACTCAGAGTCCAAAACTCTTAGCATCTCGATGACATCGCCTCTGAGCTGCTGACGAGTTATCCTACCAGTCGTGAGATCTATCTTTTCAGCCGTAGCTACACGACCCCGAAATTTTTTGATAGCCTCAGGTCCTTTCACGAGTCCCGTTTCCGGATCTCTCACTAGAGCTCTGGTGTTTCCACCTTCGTTGATCGACTTTTCGTTACCAAACATGAAGCGAGTAATGCTAAACATGAAACTATGTATGCGTTTTCCGCCCTAAATTGACCGTCGTCCGCCCAAATAAAAAGGGTCCACCCCGAAGGGTGGACCCTAGTTAGAGCCCTAGGCCCTCAGAGCATCAGATGATGTTGAGGTCGAGGACGGTGACCGTTCCGTAGAAGTCGGAGCGGACCATCTTCTTGCCGTAGCGGGTCATCACGCCCTTACGGGGTGTGAAGTCTTCCGGCGCGAAGATGGTGGGCGTGACGATGAGCGGCACGTACGGAGCGTAGACGTACCCGGTCTCGAGGTAGGAACCGCCCTTGAAGCCGACGAGGATCTTGTTGCGGGGGAAGTAAGGATCCTTGTAGACCGTGAAGCGGTTGCTGAGAGTACCAACCTTCTCAGCGCCGATCGAGAACGGAGCGCCGACCTGGCCGGAGCCGTCGATGCTGTAGCTCGGGCGGTAGTACGTGGAAGCCTCGAGGATCGTGGCGACGTCCGGACCGACCACAATGAAGTTCGCGGAGCCGCGAAGCGTCTTGCGGTGGATCTCGTTGCCGACGTCGATGATCGTCTCGGTGAGGGTCTCGTACCACTCGCGAACGGTGCCGGTGAACATCGGGCCGATGTTGCCAGCGCCGCCGGTTGTCTGGTAGTTACCGGTGGTCTTGTTGACGAACTTGCCAGGAGCGCGGCTCCAGAAGTAGTTCGCACCAGAGGCCTGTGTGAGGAGGTCGTTCAGGATCTCGCGATCGAGCTCGAGAGCAATCTGCTCGGAGAGGATCTGGGTGAGCTCAACCTCAGCGTCGATGCTGTGGTAGGCATTCAGATCCTGCGCGAGCTCCGGGGACCAGCGAGCGCGGAGCTTGCGGGTCGTCGCAGTGACGGCGATTGACTCGATCTTGATGTCGATCTCAGGGATGACCGGAGAGGGGCTCGTGCCGAAGTTCGACTCGAAGACCGGGATGGTGATCGTGGAGCCGGAGGAGCTCTCAACGTCGAGTGCCGTGCCGAGCGGGTAGCTGACTCGGAAAGCGTTCAAGCCGAGTGCACCAGCCGGGTCGGAGGTCACGACTGCCGTGGCCGGGATGACCATCAGGACGTGCGTGCCGGAGAGCGGTGTCGGAGTGAACACTGTGCCGCTCCAGGAGCCGAGCTGGTTGAGGCGACGGATGTTGACAACGCCGTTGCCACCCTGGAAAGTCTCGCCGGGGACCCCGGTGCCCGCGAGGGTCGACGCGGTCGTGAAGAGCGCGATGTCCTTGACGAGCGTCTGATCCATGGAGGAGGAGAGCGGACCGGTCGGAACGACAGCGAACTTGAAGGTGGTGCCACCCTCGATCGCGGTCGTGACCTGGGGATCGAAGCCGATGAGTCGGCCGTCGGTACCGGACGTGAAGATGAAGCTGGATGCTGCACCGCTGAAACCCATCGAACCGAGGAACGAGCCGGTAGCTGAGAGCGTGAGGACGGTCTGGCCGTGGACGCGGCTGTAACCAGCGCCGGCGAGATCGTACATACCACCGGTTGCGAGAGAGCCGCTCTGGACTCCCTTGCCCACGGGGTTGTTGTAGATCGACTGACCGACAGAGTAGGTCGCCTTTGTGGAGGCGTTGCCCTGGCCGTCGATGTCAGATGCGCCACCGCGGTTGGTGCCGTAGGTGTAATCCAGGTAGAAGAGCAGACCGGAAGGAAGGCTCATGGGCTGGATCGAGACGAGCTCGTTCGCCACGAGACCGCCGAACACGCGGCGGACGATGGGGAACGCGATGTTCGAGAAGCCGCGGATGTCGCCAGAGCCCTGGCCCGAGGCGGCGCCGGTGGAGAGAGAGTTGCTCTCGCGGAGGAGGTTGGCGGTCTGGTTCTCGAGGAGACGAGCCATGTTCTCACGGTTGACACCGTCGAGGCCACGGAGGAGGCCGGTACGGTTCCACTTCTCGACGAGGCGGCTGTTCTCAGCGCCCACGTCACGGCCACGGATGCCCTCAGAGAGCTGCTCCAGTGTGAAAGTCTTAGACATATCTTAAAAACTCCAATTTTAGAAATTTGAAACTTAACTGGACCTTACGATCCGATTATTTGATGCCTGCGAGGATCGCCCAACGATCCACCTCGACGGATTCATTAACGGCACTGCCGGACTTCGTCGATCTGGAGGATGAGCCGAGAACACGACCCTCGTTCACGGTGCCTGTCTTTGTCTTGAGCGACTCGGTAAGGCTCGTGTAGAGAAGTTTTGCCTCCCTAACTGACTTCGCAGCGTCGAGCGATTCAACAACGGCTCTCTGCTGACGGGGGGTGAGGTCACGGTTCTGCATAAGCTTATTGACGTAGAGAAGCTTAGCATTGAACAGGTTAACCTCCTCAAGCTGCTCGCGCAGGGTAGCATTCGCGCGCTCAGTCTCGGCGAGCTGGACCTTGAGGTCCCGATTCATGCGGGCCTCCTGCACTCTGGCCTCGCGCTCTGACTTGGCTGCCTTGACGGCCTTCTTCGAGACCTCAAGCGCCTTCTTTGCGACCGCCTCGGTGTCGCTGGCGTCATCGTCGCCCTCGTTCACGTTGAGGTCTGTATCCTTGGACTGCATGACGAGGTGCTTGCCGGCCTTTCCACCGCCGAAGCTGCCTGCCATAGCGTCGGCGATCCCGCGGCCCTTGCCACGAACAGCGCCCTTCTTCGCTTCACGAAGACGTGTGAGCTCACGACGAAGCATGGACTCGTCGACATGGAAAGTTCTCTCGTCCATATCCTCTTCCTCTTCCTCCTCGTCCTCGTCCTCGTCTTCCTCTTCGTACATCTCTTCGATGTCTTCGCCTTCTTCGTACTCTCCGTACTCTTCCTCGAGATCATCATATCCCTCAGAGGGAGCGGGGGGAGCTCCAGCAGCGGGTGCTGGGGTGGAGGACACATCGATCGGGGTCTCTTCGGCGCCGGCTTCGGGAGCTTCCTCGTCGCCGAACTCGATGCCGAAAGTCATACCCTTGAGCTTCTCCTTGAAGTCCTCGTCATCGAGACCCTCGAGGTCAGCGGGATCGAACACAAGCTTCGCCTCATTACGACGGGGCTTGGGTGATTCCATATTCTGTAGCAGGCGACGAAACCGCGCGCTGTTTGACATAACACTCATCTCCTTTAAAAAATTATCGAATTGAGCTCTGTTGGACGAGCTCCCTCCATTAGATATGAGGCGCTCCTGCAACTTCATGACGTTTTTCAGAAGAATTGAGTAAGCAGCCTTGAAATTCTTGCTTTCGCTTAGAGAAATACGCCGGGAAACCCTGCCCAGGTCTCTCAGCTGGCCACGGACCTCGTCAAGGCTCGTGGACTTATTGTTCTTAGACCCTAGAACTAGATCGGCGAGGCCCTGCAGACCCTCTTTGTTGAGCTCGACCTCGACGTCGTCACCCTCGGCCTCATCAGCCTCGGCTGTAGCAGAAGCTTCGCCGTGCTTGTCAACTCGAACGTTGATCTTAACCTCTGTTCCAGATGCAGTCTTTGTGGTAACGGTGTGCGTAACCTCTTCGTCAGGATCAGGAGCACCAGCTCCCTGGATAGGAGACGGAGAGGCAGGCGGAAGAGCAGCTGGATTCATCGTCGGCTCGTCTGGAAGGGCGTCAAGATCGAGATTAGGAATCTCCTCGTCTACCTCTTCCTCCGCTTCGGACATGATCTGGCGTTCGATCAGATTCCTGATCTTGGGAGTCATAGCTTCGATGATCTTATTCTTAGCATTACGCTCAGCCATCTCTCTGAGTGCTCTAGCGTCTGCGATTGCTTCTTGATACAAATTTGACATCAGTGTTTCCTGCGTCCTGCTGTAGTAACTATATCGTTGTTTTGTCTTTTTCGAGCTCTTGTTCGTCGTGAATAGCTCTAATAAGACGTCTGAGCCTGGACATCGTCATCTCATCAGATGTTGGAATGTCAGCTAGATTATAAGCGTTTTCCGCAGATCCTAAATCACGCAATGGGTACGAATGTGACCAGCCCGCCGTCGAGCCTCCGAGAGATATTCTCGCTGGAGCTGGTCTAATCGACGGACCGTCAGCTCCCGCTCCGAGGACTCCCTGCTTGTTCTTGTAGAGATCTGGAATGGGAGACATGCTGCGGCCGGTCGTCTGCTCCCACATTCTGAAATCTGGACCTACGAAATTCCTGCGATCGATTGATCTCGTCGCGTATGAATCACCGGGAACATGACCCTGACCGGTCTTATTCCCGATCGCGACCTGCGTCTCTAGCTCGTTTTCGTCGTCTAACGGCTCTTCGTCATCAACATCAAATCTAGCTGGTTCGATGTACGGCCATGAAGACTGACCATTGCGCGGCTTATTTCTACCCGCGTTATTAATAGAAACGTATCCGCGGTCAACTCCTGAATCGTAGTTCGGAAAGTTGGCCTCGGATACGCTTCTTCTCTTCACGTTGATCCTAGGAGATCGCGCCAGGGTTTAGTCTGTGAGCAGCGCTCTGACCCTGATTCGCGACCGGTCCGACCGCCTCGATGGATGTCTGACCCATCAGGACTGTCGTTTCGGACGGATTGGCGATGCCAGTTCCTGTTCCGAAGTTGTCGTTCGCAGTGATTCCGTAACCGCCGGCCGGAGGTTCGGGCTGAGTGCTTGGGTCGGCTGGGTTCGGAGCCGACGCAAGGTTCGGGTAGTACGGGGAGGCAGGCAGACCGCCCCCGCCAGTAACAACGTCATTCATGTTGGGAGCATCGCCAAAATCGCGATTAACTGTTCCAACAGCGTCATCTCCCGTGATCGTACCATCCAGCAGAAGACGCTGAGCTCTCTGACGGAGTTGCTCTGCGGTTGTGCTGTAAATTGGA